CAATGCTCTCACTTGTTACATTGCTTCCGCTTAATGCACCACTCTTTAACATAGATATGAACTTGATAATAAAGAGTTTGGCAGAATGTGGAAGATTACTTATATCCTCCACACTCACATCCTCGCCAAAAGAAAAATCGGTATTATCCCTTAGCCAATCAATTGCACTAAAAAAATACAGCATATCATCAACACTGACTGAATTTGCTGTAAATCCCATAGTTATTAAGTTTTCTTCCGTCAGTGTCATATGCTACTCCTTGCCTTTTACCGCCTTTTTTGGCCTACTGTCTTCAGTGGTTTTATCCTCTGTAACAGCTTCTGTTTCCGACTCTGTAACCGGCTCTTCTACCGCTTTTTTGTCAACTTCTTCCATCTCTCTTTGCCTTGCAAGTAATCTTCTTCTTTGCTCAAAAAAAGTTAAACTCATAAATCACCTACGCAATCTTATGTCTGAGACAAACAATAGGAATATTCTTAAGGTCCGCTACCGCTTTCCAGTTTGTTGCCGTCTCAAGGTCGCTGTTTGCTGCATAAGCGGTAGTAAAGCTACCTGTAAAACTTACTCCGTTTGGATGTAATACAAATGCCTTTCTGTTTACCAGTACATCTTTGGATGCCAAAATATCTCTGTCTGTTTCAGTACCTATAAGTCCTATAGGCGCACCTTCCTGCCTTGCAAATGCTCCCTGACCTACAAACATAGTGTCATAAACACCCGCATTTACCGGCATAGTATCATCTACGATAACTCTATACCCCAGATAATACTCAATCTCAACCTTCAAATCAGAGTCATACTGAGTTGTAATATCCTGATTCTTCTGAAGCTTTGTATATGTCGCAGAATGCATTACTACGATTCCAAGCTTATTTGCCGCATCACCCATCAACTGCTTTGTGTCAAGAGCTGCTTCTACGCCTATTACTGCAGCAGCTCCACTCTTACTACTTATATCGTGAAGATGCCCTGTGGCCAGTGCACCACCTGTAGCGAAAAGACCTTTAAGGACACTTAAAAATATGGCCTGTTCTCTTTCAATCCACCAATCGGATATATAATTTCCAATAGCAGCCATAGGATCAGACCCGCCTTTTACCTTAGCAAGGTCCGTAGCTGACCAAGCTTTCTGCCTAATCAAAAGAGTTGCTCTCTCATTGGCGGTCTTTATACCATCCGGAGTCATTGTATCTTCTCCAAAAATCTCATCATCACCTGCTAAAGGCTTATAAAACGGCATCTGAATCATATTACCACCGAGTGGAGTTCCGTTTATAAGTCCTCCAACTCTTTCATCAGGTACTGCAATACCCGATTTAACTAATGCTGATACCTTAGTAGCCCTTTCATTAACGTACGCTGTAAACTTCTCAGGTACAATAACCATATCTGCAAATTTTGTTCCCGGCATAAATTATTCCTTTCTTTCTATGCATTGGCTGCAGTTTTTAATACTTTAGCCCTTTCAGGGTCTGCAGCCTCAATTTCAAACTGTTTTGTTATGTTAAAGCTCTCCTTCTTCCAAGGATTGTAATCCTCGCTGCTGCCACCACCCTTGTGAACATCTCTTCCTGATTCCTTGAAGCGCTCTTCAACCTTTTCCTTGACAAGCTTTTCAACGAGCAAAGAAAAAGCACCTACACGCTTTTTTGTCTCCTCTTCATCAGAACCAAGAACCAACTGTACAATATCATCACTGTTATCAAGTCCCTTAGACTTAAGTTCCTGAGTCGCAACATACTTACATTGCATCAGTGCAAACTCGCGCTCTTTCTTTTCCAGGGCTCTACGCTTCTCTTCATCCTCAAGTTTACGCTTCTCATCTTCAGACAGCTTATCGTTCTTAAGCTTATCGTATTCAGCCTTGAGAGCATCATATTCAGCCTTTTTAGCATTTCCCACACGGTTTGCTTCCCTATCTTTCTCAGACTGTAAAAGCTTCTGTATATAGGCCTTCGTCTTATCGTCTAAGTCATCAAGCGGATCAGATTGCGGCTCCGTATCTTCAAGCCCAAACTTCTCCAGTAGCTCTTTGTACTCTTCACTTGTGATAACACCATCAGCAAGCATCTTCTTTAACTTCTCTAAATTCATAAATTATCCTTTCGAGGCTCACATTTTAAATAAGCCACTTGTATTTACGGAGTGCAATCTCTTATCCCACCTTGCGGAGTCTTAAAGCATTGCCCACCAATTTATTGCAACAAAAAAGCACCCTAGTTTAGGTGCTTAAAAATTACTGTTCATCAATACTGTTTGCTAGTTCTTGCAACTCATTCCAAATTTCCTTATCCAAATCTCTTAATAGTTCTTGGTTTGTGTCAAGCCCGGGCTTCCAAATTCCATCGTCCTTTGCTTTTTGAATTATTCTCTCTGCTTTTCTATTTCTCTTTGCAATAATCTTCCTTGCTTCCTCATCTGCTTCTTTTTTTGTCACTGTTCCCACCTCCGGTAGCCAAAGCCTTCTGATTTTGCTTTTTCTATTACACAGGCATGCCTAAAAGCATAGAAGTCTCTCCAATCTTCCGGTGTTTGGTCAATATAAGAACTTCTAGACATTTCATAAACATACTTCTCATCAATACCCCTTAGGACATTCAACTTATAGTCATTAAATAAAACTATATCACTATCGCTAAATGAATATTCATTTCTTGAATCTGGCGGATGATTGTGAGTCATATATGCACCTATAAGCTTATCCCCTAGATCCACTTCCGGATATACCCCGTCCAAGTCCCCAAAACATCTTATCACATCCCCATCAAGTGTAACAACAATAGCATTTTCTATAGGTTCTTTTCTGATTATTTTCTCATATTTTTTAAGAGTTTTCAACACTTCTTTTTCGCTGAGATTGATGTGTTCTAGAAATTCTGGAGGCTTATGACCTTTATCTATCGAAATACCAGCATGTAGACCCTGAATTTTCCTCACCTCATAGCTTACAAAGCACCTGCAATTTATATCTTCACCTGCAACTCCACTCATACCGGGGCTCATTGCGGTGGCTCCTGAAGGAAGGGTAAACGGCTCATTGACCGGTACGCTCTGACCTTCCATCTTCACATGGTTGTATTTACCGTTACCGATAGAGTATTTCCAACCTTTTTTGGTCTTCCTTGATACATTGGGTCGCACTCGCTCATCTTTCATAGTATGCCAAGTCTTTACCATTACAAAGCCTTCAGGTTCTAATCTATTATGCAATTCTTTAGCTGCATCTTGATTGCCTTGCTCTCTTACTCTATGAGCTTCAGTCCTGACAATTCTTATAGACTTGGCATAGCTTCCGCCTGCACCGTCATCACCTATCAAAGTCTTTTGTACTCTCTTGGCCATAGTGTCATACCTGTCACCAACTGAAAGCCCTATGCCGACAGCTTGCTGTATACCATAGATTATATTTGCCCTATTTTTCTCAAGCTGTGCCGATAAGGTAAGTCCATGTACAGGATTATTTACTGCGGCTCTTAGAGCTTGCGGCTTAGCTGATTGGACCTGCGCAAAAGTTGCGACCAAGTCTCTATCATCTACAGCTTTATCAACAGCCTGCACCATACCGCTATACACATTTGAGTAAGTTTGTTCTACCAACTCGGTTATAAGCTTTTTCTCTGCCTGAGTAACATCATTCATCTTTGAGGCTACTTCCTGCAACAGTCTTGCATCCAACGCATCTTTATGAAGTCTTGCATATGTCAAAAGCCCGTTCTCATCAGAGTACTTTGCATATACGGTGCCAAGATGTGACTACAAGTCCTTTATAAGTCTCTTATACAGTTTCTTTAGTTGGTTAACCGCCTTTTCTTCCCTGTGTTCCTCAATACGTCTCACAGTGTGAAGAAACTTATCAAGATTCGTTGTCTCCATTATCACCCTCTAAGTCATCTGCATTCTCATCCTTATCATCATCAGGAGTGAACATATCCACCGCATCCTGCTTCTTCTTTTCTTTAAGTTCCATCAGATAATCAATATCATCTACAAAGCTTAGGTAATTATAAGCAATCTCATCAGGCACACCTGCATTGATAAGAGCCTGAACCGCATTAGCTTCACTTGCAACATCAACCGGGAAGTTTCTCTTATATTCTGAATAGCACTGTAAATAATCAAATACTATTCCTCTCTTGTTAAATGCCGAACCTATCACCTTAAACATATAGGTGTCGGCTCCGCTTATCTTGGCTTCAAATGCACCGCACTTTGCTTCAAATGCAGTAAGCTTGAATTTTAGCGATATTCCGGAAGCACTTCCGAAACTCTGATCATTAAGATTAGGAGTCTTTGAAAACCTGTATATATTCCTCTCAAGCCTGTCTAAATGATGTTCATTAAATCCGTCATTTATATCTTTAGTAAGATAATAAACACTGTGTATACTGCCCTGAAGTACAGGCGGAATAAGAATAGATCCGCTTACTTTAGATTTTATAATCTCCTCATCCGATATATCCACTCCGTCAAATACTTGCTGTGCCTGTGTATTGCCTTCCGCATCATTTGCATTATCCGACACTGTCTGATCATACTCATCAATAAGAGTAAGTACCCTTTCCGCACTGCTCATCATCTCACCGTTAAGCGGTATCAGCTGAAGTGGACAATAATCAAATAGATGAGCTTCCGCCTTTATAAACTGAAAAGCTCCCGGTGTTCCCTCAAAATAATAAATACTTTTAGCATCATAACCTTCAGCTTTCCATTTCTCGACCCCGTCTATATCTGTATAACTGTAATACCTTACCGCATAACTTGGGCTTTGCACTTTGTTCTTACTCACCACAAAACACTCAAAAGGCGGTACAACCATGCAAGACTCTTCACCATCTTTGTTGATATAAAAAAGGCGACCCGCATATCCGCACACCGACGCATACTTGGTCACCTCTTGATTTAGGTCATAAAAATTATTGCTTGTTATAAAATCGGTTAAGCACTTTTGAGCTTCACTAACGCCGTCCTCTCCACCTGTTTCTTCCAGTGAATCATTATCTGTGGCATAACTATATGCGGCCGCCTTTCCGGCAAAATATCCAATCATAACATCATTTATCTCACCAAAGAAATCATGATTAAGTCTGTTGTTTAATTGCTTGCCGCCTAATGCTTCCAAATCCCTATCTATGAACCTTGGCTCCCGTCCAAATATAGGTACTTTATCTTCATAGCACTTATATCTCTCATACAAGTTCTTTGTATGCAAGCGGTTTGTTGCATGCCTTGCCGTAAGTTTGCTGATAAGCTCCTCTGTTATTCCTTCCCTGTCAAGCGCATCTATAAACCCTGTAAAATCAGGATAGTCCTCATCTCTTTTCATTTTTTACCTCCTTCCTGTTTTTTAGCTTTGTATCATAAAATACTTTACCGTTCGGTAGTATTGTAAAACCGCATTTATAACAAACCCGTACATCGCCATGTGTGACAAAACAATGGTGGCACATTATAATCTCCTTCCTGCTACAGCCTTACTCTTAAATGAAAGCGGCTCCAGTGCATATCTCATAGCATCCATAAGGTGGTTAAAATCATCAATAGGCTTATTTATCATATTGCCTGTCTTACTGTCTTTTGCCCATGTGTAGTTGGATATCTCTGTAATGAAATTCACACACCTTGGATGAATTATTATGTGGTAGTCCTGTATAAAGTCGATACCGTGAACTATACTGTCAGGTCCCTTCCTTGCAGCAGTTATATGCGATAGGCCTAAAGTATAAAGCCTGTCAATACTCTTTTTCTCCGCACTGTCGGCTCTTATACGCTCTTTGGCATACCCCATTTTTATAACCTCATCCGCTATCGCCTCATTGCTCATGCCCTTCTTATACATCTCATCAAATACCCATATTGTCTTGCTTTTTGTGTCTACAAGGCCACAGAACAAGGCACTTGGGTCGTTTGTATATCCGAAGTCAAGTCCGAACGCTGACTGAACACTCGGTATCTTTTTTATCTCGTTTATATCAAAGGCTTTCTCTTCCCAGTTTTCATATACAAGACCGTCTACTATGCCCCACTCTCCAAGACCTGCAACCTGATACCTTCGTGGGTTGTTCTTTTTCATTGACTCAAACACCTTCAGATCGGCCTTATCAAGCCACTCATTGCAAAGATAATTTGTAGTCATCGCAAGAACTTCATCATCCAGAG